ATCGTAAACAAAATCTTCAACCAAACAATCCATTGATTCTAATTTACCTGTGTATCTAAAAAATCCATTGTCTGACATCCAGTAAGCAGCACCATCTACTTCCACCGCTGCATTTTTACCAATCAATCCACAGTTAGTTCCAACTTGTTCGTAAGCAAATGTAAAAGGAGTTCCAACAAATCTCATAGTAAATAAAGAAGTATCACTCCAAATATAAATAGCGTTTCTTCCAAGCGTTGCACCAATGATCCGTGATCCAGAAGCCAGTCTTTGTGTACCAGCACTATTGATTGCTGTAGGTGTGTAGTCATTAATATTTTCTTGAGAAGAGAATCTGATAAACATATCATCTTGTGTTGTTTTATCTCCAATCGTAGTTTCTGTTCCAAAAAATACTAAGTGTCTATCAGGAGTTGATACTAACATATCACGTGATGCTGTCGGTGCTCCTGTAATAATTGTAGCTCGGGTTGCTGTAGCATTTGTTAAATCAGAATTCCATTCAAAACATTCACCATTAAAAATTAAAGCTATTAAAGTACTTCCTAAATTATCCAAGGACCATAGACCAGGTTCAGCTACAGTATCCGTATCAGCTGATGATTGACCCCAACCAGAAAAACTACTGTGGTTTGTAACTGTAGCTCCTGTGTTGTGAAGAGCATTAGCTGTGCCTCTAACGTTTCTAGTTATCCCTGTTAAAGTATTTGTTCCTGTGTTAACTCCCGTATAAGAAATCTCTTCCGTACCTACTTGTATAAAATTAGTTCCCGTTGTTGGAAAATTTAATACAGATGTTAAAACAATACTAGTTCCCGTTCCACCTGTCCCTGCTGAGTTAGCAGATAATGCTCCATTCAAAGTTGTTGTTTGAGGTGCAGTTACTGTTCCACCGTATTGTGATATACCATAACCAAAAACTCCAACTTGTTCTGCAGGGCCTACATGATAGTATTGAAAGAATTTAATTCCTCCTGAAGTTGTAGCACCAGATCCACTTTCATTACCAGGCATTGTAATAGTAATTGAATTGTTACTAGGCACACTTGATACCATAAATTTTTTATCTGCAAAATCTGCTGCACCAAAATTAGAATTAGTAATAGCAGAAAAAGTTGAGACATCTCCAAATAAAATAATGTCGCCTGCTTGAAAAGTAGTTGTTGTTGAAAATGTAATAGTAACAGTTGGTTGACCATTAGTTGTGCTAAATGCGTTTGTAATAGCTGTTCCTGTTGGATTAACTAAAGGGTGGATGTCATAGTAAACTTCTCCTGAGTATGCGTATAAAATTCTATTGGTTCCAATAACAGCATATTTAATACCTTCTCTATTAACCATGTGATGTAAACCCCTGGCTGCACCAGTTAATTTACTATCTCCTAATTGACTCCAACCACCTATCTTCTCTGGTGTACCGTATCTAAAACGTACGTTTTCACCGCCAATCCATTGTGATTCGGCTCCTGTAGATGTAACTTGTTTGTTGAATCCTGGTAAAAACCCTAGTTTTTGTAACATATAAAATCCTGTTTATTAGGTAGTATAACAGATTGTAATTGATTTCAATATATTTAAAGCAAGGAGTTTTATTTAAAAGACTTTCCAGTAACCCAAGTTACTAAAGAGTTTCTCTCACCTTTTGTTATTGGCATCACTTCATGCATGGTAAATGAAGGAAACAAGATTAAAGTACCTTGTGTTTTTTCCATAGTTGTCCCCTCTTTAGAGGAGTCAGTATATAATCTTAGATCACCACCTGTGTATTTTTTGGGGTCAGTTAATTGAATCGATATAGATAATTTTCTTATTACCATATCAAAACCTCTATCAACATGTCTTCCATAATGACCATGAGGATGCTTATAATTAGTAAATTGAAAACCTTCGTTTAAACCTGATATATTAAACTTAAAAAATTTATTATTTAGATCTAATATAACATCTGTAGCTCTACGAAATAACCATGTATTATTCTCGTTTGGATAAATCCAAGATATATCACTTTCTCTAATTTTTTCTTTTTTTTTATTATAATTACCTACACCACCGGGCTCTAAATTTAATTCCTTACCCTGTTTAATTATTTTATTACACTCATCTTTTGATAAAAAATCATTCCAAAATGCATACTGATGTATTATATCTGTTTTAAAATTCCAACTAGGGTTTTTAAAATTATTTTTAAATATTTTTTTGTTTTCTGTCATCCTTTATGGGAAAACTATATTGTATTATAAAAAACAAGTCTAGTATAAAATAAATTTTTATGAACGACCACCTGGTCCTAAACCAGATATCCAACTTAATGTATCTTCATCCCAATGATATATATTATGGTCACCAGGGTGTGGTATTGGGTGATCCCATATACATTTTTCTTCATTAAATACTGATGAAGCCCATCCAGTATTATTTTCTAACCAAAGAAAAGCATCTTTACTTTCATCATAAATCATACCAATTTCAGCAATGTTTTTTCTTATACTTGCATCTGGTTTGTATTCTTTCCAAGAAGAATGACTATAAAAATTGTTTAAGTATTGTATTCCCGCTTCTTCTGTAGGAGCATTATTTTCTCCAACATGAGTTACTGCAATAACTTTATTGTTTAAATCTAATTTTGCAAAATATTTCATATTATGTTACCAAAGTTCCTGTAGCTGTCCATTTTATAACTGTGTCTACACCAGTAGTTGATGTTGAATAAGTTCCTGTAATATTAGTTAGTAGATCAAAATCTGCTGTTGCCATTCTTATAATTACAACTCCATTACCACCAGTTCCTGAAGGAGAATTGTAGCCACCATATCTTGATGCACCACCACCGCCACCACCTAAAGCATTTGTTCCAGAAGTTGCGGCTAGGTTACCAGAACCATTACCACCTGATCCACCATTTCCACCACCACCAGCACCGCCGACACCAATTACTGGAATTCCAAGATAAACTCCACCACCGCCGCCACCTGCATAAGTAACTGCTGAACCTGTTATTGAATTTGAAACTCCATCACCACCATCACCACCACCATTAGCAGCAGTACCAGCTTCTCCAACTTCTGAAGCACCTCCACCACCACCTGATCCATGATAAGGAGGACCATCTTGACCATTACCACCTGCAAAACCTTGAGCAGGACTTGTGCTTGGAGTGTTACCTGCACCTCCAGAGAATGAACTTCCGTAAGCACCACCACCAGAACCACCAGCAGCTCCATTTCCTGCACCAGAACCACCACCACCTCCACCGGCAGAAGAAATATCTGTTATATCTGAACCTGTAAATGAACTAGCACCTCCAGGATTTCCAACACCTTGGCTTCCTACATTTCTAGCCGCACCACCAGTACCAATTGTTGCTGTATAAGTAATTCCTGCACCTAAAGTATAAGCCGAACCGCCAAAGTTAGTTCTATAACCACCTGCTCCAGCACCACCACCTCTTTCAGCACCACCAGAACCACCAGCTCCTACTACTAAATAAAAAGATGTACCATCAAAACTAGCACCTCCTCCAGCACCAAATCCTAAGACTTGATAACCAAATGATTTACCTTTTCTAGATTGAATATTTTTTGTGTTCTTACTTGATGTAAGTTTATTTTTTAAATCTCTCATATCTGAATTCCTTATGCGTCGTTAGCTGCATCAGTAGTAAAGAATATTTTAATACCTAAAAGTCTTGCTACTCCGGTATACGTATCCGCACCTGCGTTTGCATCTCTAAATATTTGAAAGTAAGTTTGTTGATCAACTGCAGGAGAACCTGCAATCGTAACTGCACTACTTACTGAACTAACTTGTTGATCTTCTACTGTTCCTATACCAGCATCTGTAATATTTATTGCTGTTCCGTAAGCAACATCAATAGTATCACCATTACCAACTGCTACACCTTGTAAACCGAATACACAGTTACCTGTGTTTGTAGTACTTGGTGTCCAAAAACATTGGTAAGTAACTGTACCTTCATTCCATGATTTAGGAAAAGCTACTGAAAATTGTGCATGGTCATCTGCAGAATCTGCAAAGTCCATAACTTTCATATCTGGTCTTAAAGCTGTTGTTTCAACTTGTGTGGCTTCTGCACCATTAGTTGTTGTTGCATACATAGCTGAAGCAGGGACCCACATAGTTTCTGTTCCTGCAATTTTAACTGCACCAGATCCTGATTTAAAAACTCCTGTTCCTTTAGGATTAATATTTATACCAACATTAAGTTCACCTGTTGCTGAAATAGTTGGCCCATTACCTGTTGAAGCGTTGGCTAGTGTTAATTCGTTAACCGCTGAACCTGTAGCTGTTAAAAGTAATAATTCGTTTCCGCTAGTATCTAAAATTGAAGTTCCAATTTTAGGTGCTGTTAAAGTTTTGTTTGTTAAAGTCTGTGTTCCTGTAAGAGTTACTTCGCTTGCTTGACCTACAGTCGCTTCAAAAACACCAGTGTTTGTTGCAACACCATCAAGATAAATAAGTTTGTATGCTTTGTCAGTAGCTGAAAAAGTAACTGTTGCTCCTGAACCAGATGCTGCTTTTAATTGTACTGTGTAAGCACCGGTTGTACCGTTTTTAATAATGTAAAAATTTTCTGTAAGTAATGGAAAAGTTACAATTCTTGCTCCAGAAATAGATCCTGTTAATTCTATAACTCTGTGTTGAGCAGTACCTGTTAAAGCACCGTCTGCTATCGTTAAGGCTGTTGGTGTTCCTGAATCAGTTACCGCTTGAGAATTAACACCACCGGTAAGTTGTTCTACAAGATTTAAATTTGCGTTAGTTTTTGTTCCCCAAGTACCAGCGTTTTCGCCGGTTGCCATTAACTCTATGCCGAGATCTGTGAATGTTGATGCCATAATTTTGTACTCCTAAATTTTCTTATTTATATTGTTTATTTATTGCTAAGTCAAACATTAGTTTGCTATTTTTCTTGTGTAACCGGTACTGTCTTTAGGTACTAATCTACTATAACCGGTACTGTCTTTAGGTACTAACCTATTGTAGTATTGAAGATTAATAGCATCATTTAATGTAGTTGTTGCTGTTAGCCCTAAACCATTTAAATTAGCAACAGTTGCTTGAGTTGAAATTAATGTACCTAACGCTGTTTGTGATGATAGACCTAATAGACCTACAATAACACTATCAACCGATAAGTTTCCTAAAGCAGTTTGTGCTGATAAACCTGATAGAAGCTGTACAGGGTTAGATGAAATAGTAATAGTCCCCAAATCTGTTTCAGCTTCTAATCCTGTTAACGCAACAACAGTTGCTTGAATTGGTGTTACTGTTCCTAAGGCTGTTTGTGCTGATAGACCAGTTAGACCCACTGAGTGATCATCTGTTTCTACAAGTCCTAAAGATGATTGTAAACTTAAACCCGTTAATTCGGTTGAAAAATCTGATTTAACTGTTGCTGTTCCTAAAGCAGATTGTAAACTTAAACCTGTTAAACCTATTACATCTACAACAGGTAATTGATAAATTCCACCCCAACCTTCATTATCAGAACCAAATACTTGATCACCCCAACCAACACTTGGAAGTGAAGTTGTTGCTGTTAATCCTGTAAGTGAAACAGTTATTCCATCTTGACCCCATGCATTTTGATCCCATGCGTCTCTACCCCAACCATCACCTGATTGTGAATAAGAGAATTTACCTAAAGTAGTTGTAGCTGTTAAACCCGGAAGAAGAACTGTTGTAGCATTTTGTCCCCAATTATTATCACCCCATGAATTAGATCCCCAACCGTCAGTTGATTGTGCATATGGAAATTCTCCAAGAGTAGAAGTTAAACTAAAACCTGTAAGAGGAATATTAGGGTCCGCACTTTCACCCCAAGGTTCCGACCCATAAGCATCTCTACCCCAACCTTGTTCTCCGTAAACAGATAATTGACTACCACTAGCTGTTAGTTGAAACCCTGTTAATAAAACTGTACTACCTGATTCCCCCCAATCTTCAACACCATAAGCATCAGAACCCCATCCTTCTTCTGAACCTACATAATCTAATAAACCTACTGTTGATGTAGCGGACAACCCTGTAAGAAGTGAGGAAACTACATCTTGTGTGCCATAAGTATTTTGTCCCCATTGTAAAACATTCCAAGAATCAGAGTCCACGGTATTTGCTTGTCCACCCATTCCTGAGTGGTATTGACAATAATAATAAAGTTGTGGTGCACTAGCAGCTACAGCTATTTGTGTGTAAGCTCCAGCGTTTCCAGGTGTGCCATTGTAAGTTACACCCGTAGTGTATTCACTTCCACCACCATGCGTTCCATTACTTGTTGTAGAAAATTTAAAAGGATGTCCACCATTAGAACCAGCTGATTGATCAAATCTATATATATAACCTTCAGCAAGATTTACAGTTTCTTGTAAAACACCATCTATATAATATCTATTACCAACACCTGGATTAGCTACTGTTACTGTAAGTACTCTCATTACCGATGAGTCAACTGTGTTTGCTTGTCCACCCATTCCTGAGTGGTATTGACAATAATAATAAAGTTGAGGAGCTCCGATAGCTACAGCTATTTCAGTATACGATCCAGCTTGTCCGGGTGTTCCATTAATAGTTACTCCTGTTGTATATTCAGATCCACCGCCATGTGTACCATTACTTGTTGTAGAAAATTTAAAGGGGTGTCCACCATTAGTATTATCTGATTGATCAAACCTGTATGTATAACCTTCAATAAGATTTACAGTTTGTTGTAAAACTCCGTCTATGTAATATCTATTACCAGCACCCGGGTTGGCTACTGTTACTGTGTAGGTTTTAATTACCGACATAAGGAGTTACTCCCTATGCTATTTGAACTATTGCATTGCTTGCAGTTTGAGCAGGAAATTGAATTGTAAAAGTTCCACTTGTTACAGTTTTGTCTGCACCAAAGTTAATTGCAAAAACAGATCTGTCGTTTGTAAAACCAGTAATATTAGTTGAATTATAAACTAAACAACCTCTTGCTGTAAATGTAGCTGAAGTAATACTAACATCATTAAATTTTACACAAGCTGTATCACCAGATAAAACTGGATCAGCTGATGCTGTTAATGCAACTCCCTCACTAGTATAACCAGTATTAGTCGAACCGTTGTTTGTAGTTTTTACACTAACTTCATGTGTTGAAGTTGGTACTGCGTTTACATTTGAAGGTACTGCATAAGCAGTTGTTGATTTACTTAAAGATGCTGAGTCACTTGCAAATAAAGCAATTTTAAAAGCATTACCTGTTGGTGCGCCACTGCCATCATTAAAATTGTGACCGCCTTGTAAAATTTCTACTTTAAACGAATTGGATATTGCTGATGTTATTGTCATAAATTTTTATCTCCTAATTATTGAGGCGGCGACTCGATTGGAATTCTTAGTGTACCATCCGTGTAATCGTCTCTTCTTCTTCTTCCAATTTGCATTGCTGCAAACTTCTGTAGTTCAGTATTATACTTTTTATCATATAGTGTCAACATGTCTGTTGGCCCTTTTAAGAAACTAAATGCTTCTGTAAGACAGGCATATAATAGACCTTGAGGAAAATAGTTACTTAAATATGTACTAGAATTACCATCGTTTCCTGAACCAAGACCCACGGGCATTGCATTATAATGTATAATATATTGATAATTAGCGTCAGGTGTAGGAGCTAAAAAAATAGCACCTGAAGTATTTCTTGTTGCGCCTGTTGTTGCACCACCAAACATTGAATAATATTTAGGTAAACCTGTTACATCTTGAGCCGCTGCTCCTCCAGATGTTCCTGTTAAATTACCAACATACTCTGACATAAAAGTTTGATCACGTCTTTCTAACCATTGACCTTGACCATTAGTGTTTGCAGTTGAATTAAATACTTCTATACCTCTTACAAATAAAAGTTTAACCGGCATTGTAATAGTATTAAAATCTGTTGCAAATTGTCCTTGATCTTGAAATCTATCGGAGTCCATAGGACAATCTAAATTAATTCTATGTTGCGCAGCCATAATAAAACCA